CACTAAAGACCTAGACAACATTAGATAGTCCTTTACTTTTATTCCATATTACGAGAGAATACTTCTATGAATATATTTATATTAGACGATTACCCTGTCATCTGTGCTGAATATCACCTCGACAAGCATGTTGTCAAAATGCCACTTGAGACTGCTCAAATGTTATGCACTGCCCACTGGATCACACACCTTTTTGGTCACACTCCCCAATTTATCGACTCCGATCAGTCTAAGGAATTGCGTGAGTATGTGACGTCACATAGTGTAGCCCCCTATAAACCTGCTATGCCCAACCATCCATGCAGTGTGTGGGTTCGTAGCTCTATGCAAAATTATTTATGGCTTATGCTTCTAGGCATTTCTCTAGGTCACGAGTACACCCATCGTTATGGCAGAAAGCATAAATCATCAGAGCTTTTATCTGATTTACCAGACATCGACCTCCCTAACCATGGTCTTACGACATTCGCTCAGGCGATGCCCGACGAGTATCGCAACACTGACCCGATCACTGCATATCGCGAGTATTACCGAAACGACAAAGCATATATTGCTAAGTGGTCAAAGCGAGATGTCCCTTCTTGGTGGGCTGTGTGATTTTATTAAAGAGAGTTGCTAAAGGATTGAAACCAGAAATCACGGACTGGGATCAGCCAACTATCCGAAATTTTGAAGGTAAGATGGTCGAAGGTCGACCAACAAAGGGTTATGGTGTTTCTGCCTTTAATTATGCTGGTAAACTATACGAGCCTGAGCCATGGAATGAGCAGATGTTGCACTTAAAAGAGCATCTTCAAAAATTAGTTCGAGTGGAGCTAAAACGCAAAATTGAATTTACATTTTGTCTTTGTGGTTTGTATAAAGATGGTCGTGCTTCAATCCCTCACCATTCAGACACTGTACCCACTCGAAAGGATATTGTTGTTGGGGTCTCTTATGGGGCTCCCAGAGTGCTTGAGTGGAGAGAGTATAACTTACTCATAAAAAAGAAAACGAACACCAGCAAAACTCATCTGGATTCAATGTTTTTAAAACCCAAAACCAAGCGATATCTATTAGAGGATGGCGATGTTTATTTATTTGATGGTAAATCACAAATGAAAAGTACACATTCCATCCCTTCAATTGAAGGAGTGGGAGAACGCATCAACCTTACATTTAGGAGTGGAATATGAAAGAAGAAATATTATTTAAACCGTGTACATCTGGAACTGGACGAATAGCTGGTAGTTGCAAACAGGGCAACGTCGAAGCATCCTTTGCTGATTTGGAAGAGATGTTTGGTGAACCAGCATTCGAGGGCAAAGGCGATAAAATCACAACAGAATTTGTGGTCGATTATGAATACTTTAATTCAATAACCAGAGAAAACGAGTATGGTCAATTCTGTTTGTATGACTGGCATTATGCAAGAGACTTCAATGACGATTATAAAAAAATCACTTGGAATATTGGAGGAAAAGGGTTCATGGCAGTCGAGGCTGTTGACTATGCTATGATGCTTTTCGAAAAGACCGATATTCGTGAGGAATATGAACAAGCAGTCCTGTGCCATGCTAATTGGCACACAATAAACTGAGGAACGATGATGGGAAAACTTAAAGACTGGGCGATAGGCGAAGGAATCGAATTTACATCCGAAGACTTACCAACAAACATTTACAAAATTGAGTTGGTTACACCTACAATTGAAACATTCAAGGTCGAATCCGATGTACCTTTGACTCGAGATGAAATACTTTCTCGTGTAAAATGGCGACATCCAAAACAAACAGACTTTGGTAACTCTGTTCACGATGTTCATGTGGTTCAAGGAAAGATTGAAAAGGAATAAAACTCCTTTACTTTTATTCCCACATGCATATAATGATCAATGCTATTAATAATTCTATATAAGGAGGAAAATTATGGCACATCAAGTAGAAACAATGGCTTACGCAGGAGAAGTTCCTTGGCATGGGTTGGGAGTGCAGGTCGAAGACGACCTAACACCAGCAGAGATGCTTAAAAAGGCAAAACTCGATTGGACTGTAAGCAAAAGGGCAATGTACACCACTAACAAATCTGGGAAGGATGCTAAAATCCAAGTTCCCAGTCATGCGGTGCTCGTTAGAGATAGCGATAACAAACCCCTTGGTCCAGTGGGACCGAAATTCATCCCTACACAAAACAGCGAGGCATTCGAGTTTTTCGATAAATTCGCCAGTGCAGGAAAAATCAAAATGGAAACAGCAGGATCCTTGCGTCAAGGTCGCCAAATATGGGGACTGGCTAAAATGCAGGAAGGATTCACTGTTGCTGGAAAAGATCGAGTCGAAGGGTACATGCTCGTTGCCGTCTCCCATGAGTGGGGTCGAGCCAATGAGATTCGCTTCACTCCGATTCGTGTTGTTTGTAACAACACATTGACGATGGCTCTGACCAGAGGTTCTAATAGTGGGGTATTTAAAATGCCACATGTGAAGGCTTTTGATTCAGAGATCATTCGCTCTGCAGAGGAGGCACTCGGATTGGCAAACGATAAGTTGGCTGAATACGAGGAGCGGTCTAAATTCTTGGCGAGTAAACAATATAAGGAAGATGATGTCGTAAGATACATCGCCGAGTTGTTTCAGCCAGAGTTAGTTAAACAAGAGGAAATTATCGAGAACTCTAAAAATGTTTCTAAGATTATAACTAGTCTTGAAATAAAAGACGAGTTTAAGAAAGTTCCTTCTCTCGTTTATCAGGCACTCGAGCAAGGTGCGGGAGCCAATCTAAAATCTGCCAAGGGCACTTGGTGGGGAGCATACAATGCGGTGACTTTTGTGACCGACCACAAATGGGGTCGCGATCGTGAGTCAGCATTGAATAATGCTTGGTTTGGCTGGAGAGCAAACTTGAAAAATAAGGCTCTTCAAAAAGCAACCGACTATGCGAATGTAGCATAATTAGTTCTGCCTACAGAAGTCCCCCAAGTTTCACAGCTTGGGGGATTTTTTTATAGTCCTTTACTTATGTGTGCTTTTTAGTATGATTCGTCTGTTGGTAATTATGCCAACACAATTATAAGGAGTCAATTATGACACAAGCAAATAACACAGTGAGTAATGTTGATCTATATGTAGATGCCTACACACTCGAACTGTTCACTAACTATAACCTCGAGAGAACATCGACCTTTATGAACACAGCCGATATCGGTGATGTATCAGCGGTCGTCAGTGCCGACCCAGCCAACTACGAAACTGCTCGTAAACTTCTCGTAGAGGATGCCGAAGAATTTATTGAAACGATCGCTCGGGATTTCCCAGGCATCAGCATCAATTCTTCTGCTGAGGCATATGCCCATCAATTTCTGCGCAACGCGATGCAGTAAAATTAGCGCATAAGTCTAAGAAACCATTAAAAGACCCCTTTTTAAATAAAGGGGTCTTTTTTAGTTATTTAAGTGCATTTTGCCCACTCCAGATCGTCTGTGGAGCGTTTTCTTAAGAGGGCAAAGGGCTTAGTATACCCAAAAACACCTCCACATGCATGTTTGAGTAAGGACGTACTCCTTTACTTTATATTTGTCTTTGATGCATAATGACTGTGTTGTTAAATTATAAAGAAAGGAGAAAGTTATGCAACAGTTAGAATTAAATCAACCAGTAAGTCACGACTTAGAGTTTCATATTTCAAGGTACTTGAAAAATGCAGAACTCGCACGTCGTCGTATGTCGACTCGGCATAAAGTTGTAGAGGAATTTCGCAACTACGAGGAAAATGGTCACACACTAGAAGGAGCGATCAGCTACATCAAAGGCGGTGCTAATTATCTTCAAAAAGAAAGACAAGCACTGTTGATTGACGAAGTTAGATACGACAGTCCCCTTCGTAAAAAAATCCGATCCTTCTGGATAGCGAAAGGGATCGCCGATAGTTTTATCGACCAACACGACTCAGGCAGAACATTGTCAGAAAAACAACTTAATTGTTTGTGTACAATGATTGACGAGGCTCGTGGGAAAAACTCAAAAACTCCGAGCGTTGGTACTTTACCAAACATTGTTGGAGTCTACGAGGTATTCAACAGAAACACTGCTTTGAAATATCCTAAAATCTGGCTCAAATTACCAGACGGCACGGATATTAAGATTAGTCGTCTTGGCAGTCTTTCTAATTATGAAGGTCAACTTTCTATGGCGAATGGAACTTATGGTGACGGCATGTATTTTGGTCGCATCACTAAAGAAGGTGACATTCACTTACTGAAAGATGGCATTGATCGCAAGGACGAAATACTGACCTTGCTTAATGAATTAGCAGACAACCCAGAAGAAGTTGCTACGAAATATGGTCGCTTAACTGGTAATTGTTGTTTCTGTGTTCGTCAGTTATCAGACGAAAGAAGTTTAGAAGTGGGATATGGGGAAACCTGTGCTTCTCACTATAATCTTCCATGGGGTGAAAGTGTTTGAATACACTTTAATCCGTTTCATCGGTCGGCTGTGTATTTACGCAGTCGGCTTCTTGTTTATTTTATTCATGTTTATATAAGGAGAATTATTATGAATGATAAAGAATACCCAACGTATGTTGTCCAGTACGAGTATGGGTTTGTAATTAAATTTGTTGACTACATCAACAAACTGGACTCGAACAACAGGATCACTTCTGTTGCCGAATGGCGTTTTCAAATCTGGTGTGACAATGCTCTGTTTTTTGACAGCTTCACATACACACGTGAAGATGAGCGAACCATTTTCACATACACTAGTGAAGATTCTATTGATGCTGGAAAAGGAAATTTTTTGCTGTCCTATCAACATGAACTGCAAATCGATAATCTGGTTTCAGAAGCACTCGCCGACGAAACATATGATCTTGGTGCGAAAACACACGACATCGATGGTTTTGCTCTTCATTACCCTGAAGGTGTAAACGAAAACCCATATGACATTACACACTACGATAATAAGCATAGCCCCACTCTGTATTGGGATGCTTCCTGCGAGTCGTGCAGTGGTTATGGAAAGATAGATACTGATCGTGGTGGTACATATGCTTGCATGTGTGTCGGAACCATGAAATTAGCCGATCAAAACAGGTCTATAAAAATCAATGAAGACGGTGGGATGTACCTTTCCAAAGAAGTAGAGGTGACATCATGACTGATTTAAATAAATCCATCATAGAGAAAGGTTTCGTACAATGGCTCAAGGACAAATACGAAAGACAAGCATACCATGGTGTCGCCTACAACGACAACGATGCTGGGATCGTGGATCTTGGGGTTCATTACGAAGAATGGGACGAAGTACCTTGGGAAATTCGCAGTGAAATCGACGATCGCATAGAGGATCTTCCTTTGGTTGATCTAGCCTTGATTTATGGCAATGAATTAAGGAAAGAATGTGACTATTGGAAAGAGCATTCCGTGCACAAGGAACTGTTTGGTCGGAAAGAAGAAGACAAGGGTGAATTGTTTAACAACATCATTCGCTGGGCATACGTCGAAGTTGCTATGGAATATCTAGACGAACTAGAAGAAGGCATTAAATTGCAAAGGAGGTTTCGATAATGAATATTCTATATGTTTTGATACTCATCATGAGTGTCCTCGGAGCGATTGGTACATGGTCTGCTTTCTTGACATTGCCTAATCATAACTTCTTTCTTAAAGTGGTTTCGATGTTCTTGTTTGTTCTTTGTTTAATGGTTAGTTGGGGATGCTTGTTATTACTCCTTTCATAATCCCCCAACCCATTAAGAAATGCCCCTTGAAAAAGGGGCATTTTTTTATGCCCAATGCACATGGACATCTTACGTGCGCAATTTAAGGTATTAAGTCCTTTACTTTAAAACGCATTTAGAACTATAATGAACTGGTCGTTAAGAAAGGAGAAAGAAATGAAAGACACACAAAGATCAAAATGCTACCGCTGGGAAAATAAACTCCGTGGGGCAAATATGGTTGAAAACGTGGTAATCTACCTTGTACGCTACCTAGACTGGAAGGTTAGAAATATGCCTGCTAAAAACAGGGGTGCTGGCTACAACAGAAAATTCGTCGCATCAAACGGCACGGAACGATATTTTCAAAACCGTGTTTGTTTTATTAAAAATGGTAGAACTGCCCACAGCTGGAGTCAAGGAATGATCGACGGCAAGGCAGTCGTTAATATGATGTTACCCACTTCTTGGGCACTTCAATATGCGGTCGTGTTGCACGAGTTTGCCCACAGCATTGAACCCTACGATCAGCACGGTCCTAATTGGATTTCTACCTTTTGTATCTTGCTTAATCGGTTTCACCCCGACCATCCTTCTTTAGAAAGTTTGGCTAGATCGCTTGACGCATCAGGTATTAAATATGTGCCCTTCAAGGACAATCCCTGGTATCGTGGATTTTGTCGCGTTAAGTTTAATGCGGATAAGGCACCTGCGTTCACTAAATTGATCGCCAAGGCTTGGGCGGACGGCAAAGAAATATATGGTAAAAAGCACAACGCCACTAACTGGAAATTGCGTGTAATGAACTTAATCAAAAAGCACAATCTTGACGTGGTTGATCACGTCGGTGTTGATAATAGGTGGAACGACGGAATGTTAGAAGGTCAGTTCAGCGTCTATTTTGAAAACGGTGAATCTGTGTATTTTTATGCGGATGGCGAGCAAACCCCTGACGAAAAACAGGTTTTCTGGAAAGACGTCTACGAAGAATTAAATATCAATTATAAATAAGGAAAAACTATGAATAAAATAATAATCAAAAATATAAAGCAAATCTATAACGCTGGTAACCGTGGGGACGATCTATGGTTTGGTAGTACATACTCGTTGATGGACAACACCAACTACTATATTCTGCTGAATCATAAGTCAAACACATTTGACACTTATGGTAGCCTAGAGGATGCTATTAAAGACATACCTGAAGAACTGGTTCAAGAATTGGTTGACTGGTATAACGAAAATTAAATAACCCCATCCCCCATAAAGACCCGTATTTGAATAATACGGGTCTTTTTTCGTTGTTATCCCTAAAAATGCCCACTCCAGATCGCCTGTAAATGGCGTTTGGCATAGGGCAAAGGGCTTAGTATACCCATATTATCTAAGTAAAGGTGTATAATCTCCTTTACTCGTGTTGTAAAGGGGTTGCCGTTGTACCCTGTACTCCTTTATTTCGCTCTGCAGATGGTTTCGCTCAATAAGTGGGGTTATGTATACCCCTGTGTTATTAAGGGTTATTGTCGCTATTAGTATGACTGGAAAAGAATGATGGTTCACTTTGTTAGAAAATGCATGTTTCAGCCAATAAGGGAATATCTTTTTCATGAAAGGTAGGTGTTGCTTAATGTGTGGATTATTGCCCATGGTTATTGGTTGGGTATTGGTTGAAGTTGGGCAATAAATGAGTAACGAAAGGGTAATGATGACGAGAAGAATGTAAATGGTGTATGGTGCTTGTAAGGTATATTCTGTGTAGTTGTTATATGGTTATTTGTACATGGTGCTTGTACTTGGTAAAAGGGACTCGGCACTCGCGATCTTTTTACAGCCCACGCACCACGCACCACGATCATGAAAGTAAAGGAGAAAGGGAATCGTCCTTGCTTCATTCACCAAGCACCTTGCACCAATCACAGCTGGCACCAAGCACCACTCACCAAGCACCATGGCGAAGGGTGCAAAGACCAAGGTCATTGTACCTTAATTTTAGGCTCTGGGATCGCTCCCCCCTCCCCCTTTATGGAGACGATGTGATAGCTTTGTCCTTGGCTAAGTTTTTGAGGCACATTCACGAAATTTCTTGCAGCAAGTTTTTTTGACTTTACTCCTTGGTTAAAAAACAGTTATCATTGGAGAAAATTTTTCGGAGAAAAAATTATGGCAATCGGACTAACGAATTGGTTCAAAAAGACTTTTCTCAGCTATGAGGAAGAAACTGTTCGCAACCGCACAAAGAAAGGAAGGTTCGTAGCAGACGATCCTAAGACTAAGGACATCAACGAAGCATACACCAAGACTTATAGAAAAAAGAAGTAATGTGGGCTTCCCATTTGAGATAATAACCATGCTCGGTTCTACCCTTTTGAGTAGTTTGTTAAGCATATGGTCGCAAAGTCGTAAAGCCAAGGCGGAAGAACAAAAACTCTTGATCACAAGAGGCGAGTTTGAGATGAAAGCGAAGAAACAGTCGCTGGACCATGGCTTAAAAGACAAGGGTTTCGCTTGGACAAGGCGGATTATAGCCCTAACTGCTATATTTGCCATCGTTTTACTGCCAAAACTAGTCGCAGTCCTCTATCCACAGGTCGATGTAACAGTAGGGTACACGAATTGGATGCCTGGATTCTGGTTTTTTAAAGAAGGAAGGGAAGTTTTTGAATGGGTTACGTTTCAAGGGCTTGTTATTACGCAATTAGACACGAATTTAGTGTCTGCAATCATTGGAATGTACTTTGGAGGAAGTTTAGTAAAAAGATGAAACAATCAATTGACTTTTTAACCACTCAGATAGCCCGATTAGAAGAAAAAGGCTATGAAATACCCGATAAACAAGCCTATATAGACAATATTTTAGACTATATGGAAGTTGTGAGGGAAATTGAGTCCAGTAACGATAATACTCAAGTTAATGCTGAAAGTGGAGGAGCAGGATTTTATCAGTTTATAAAAGACAGCATTCCCACGGCTAAAAATAGAGCAAAACGAATGCATACAGCCGAAGACTATGTAGCCAACATTCCAGACAATGCGCTCGAATGGGACGACGATCAAGCTGGTCTAATGTTTTTAGCACATGCTTTTGGTGCTCCAATTAACGAAAAACGAACTTCCGTTGGTTCGGATGAGCTGTTTCACCGTATTGGCACTAATTTTGACCCACAGGCACAACAAGACTTGTATATGAACTATCATTATCGTGAAGTCCCTGACGACGCAACGGTCAATAGAGCAAATAGTGTAATTGGTGAATTTTACCTTGAAAGTTACCCCGAAACCGCTAAAAATAGCGGTGGACCTATTACTAGTCCCCTATATTCTGATAAAAGGTATTTAATTTAATGGCTTTGAGACCTCTACAAGAAACAATCGACGAATCACTGTCGAATCTTAGGAATCCCGATGGACTATCGCCTTTTGTAGAAACACCCGATGGACAAATCATGTCCTACGCCAGTGGAGAAGAAAAAGAATATCGACCACTAGAAGAAATAGAGCCTAAATGGTGGCATCTTCGCGAACAGCTTCGTAAACAGCTAATTAACTCAGGAGTTCCTCGTTATCGAGTCAACGAATTGATTGGTAAAAACCCTGAAGAGTTTCAACGAATGACTCAATTGCGACAAGAAGCTGGGTTAGAGCCAATGGGGATGTTTGAAGGCATGACTCAGGGGTTAGGTACTTTAGACGCAGCATTAGGGATCACTTCTCTTCCAGCATTCACAAAAACAATGGGTTCAATGTCTTTGCCCTATGCAGCAATGGGATTGGAGGCTGCAACAGCATTCACGGACAATTTAAAAGCAATAAAAGAAGAACCAGAGAATCAGCCAAAAGATTTTGGTTATTATGCTCGAAGAGCAGGACTACCCCTTGCTGGAGCAGCAGGGCTAATGGGTTTTAGTCGTTTCGTACCTAAAACAGATGTGCCACCGACTTTGCCTAACCAACAAACAACAATCACGGATCTTAATCAAGTAAGGGATGAAAACCAGCTGTATGAGCTAGCCGACGAAATGATGCCAGGAGTTACACTTAGAGACCCAGTGAAAGAAGGTGGTTTTGACAACTACGACGACTATTTTCAAGACATGATCAATAAAAGACAGTACATTCTTTTAAACGAGGAAACAGGCGAACTCGGCACAAACCCAGACATGTATTGGCGAGGTAAAGAAAAAGGAGACCCACCAGATATGCAACTGGGGGATGGAACATACACTAACAGTGAACTTTTTAATTTGCCTAAAGCAGATGTGGTTGACATAGACCAAACTCGAAGAAATATACTTAAAGCAGGTGCCATAGGGGCTGGGCTGGCAAGTTTACCTCGCCCACTCACCAGTACGATAAAGTATGGAAGCAAAGCACCTGTAGTTCCTGCAGCAGCAGGAAAAGAATTCCTCCAAATGTTCGGAACAAATTTAACCAAACCTAACATCAAAGACCAATTAACTAATTCGCTTGAAGAATATCTAAACCCACCAGACAACGTAATGACCCCAGCAGCGATAAAAGAATATGAAGAGTCTATGCCACTTATTGATAAATTTGAGTATGACACTAAAACTTGGAGCTATAACAACCCAGAAAAAGTATTAATCGACGACGACTTTAACGTCACAACTACATTCAAAGAGTTAAAGAAAGACGCCCAACAACAGGCTTTTGGTCAAGAAACCATTCATCGACACCTAGCAGACCAAGCCAACATTATCGAGATAGAAGCCATAGGACATACGGGACAAAAACATTTTAAAAACTACGGTCTTAAGCCCGATGAAGTTAATATCATCTACGACGCAGACTTCGATGGATTTTATCCAAATAAAGACTTCACTGATTCTTTTGGAGACAAAGTTAAATATGATGAAAGGTGGGAAGGAACTCCGATCGGAATGGACTATGGCACACCTTATGATATGTCCGATTTTATACAATATGTTAATCAACACGGTCGAAAAATCAATAAAGAGGTAGATCCTGGAATTCCTTACGAAGCAGGAGACATGGGTTTTGTTGGCATTAACTATTATGAAATAGACGGTGTACCAGTAGCAGTAGGGAATTATACAGCTAGAGAAGGAGGACAGTACACAGAAGCAATTATTATACCTAATGATGATGGACTAAAGAAGTTGTTAGACATGACCGATGAAGAGTACATGACGTTTTATGAAAGGTCGTTGGAGCTTTGACTAAATTAAACGAAAGACAAGAAAAGTTTGCCCAGAATGTTGCTAAGGGGTTGTCCAAGACACAAGCAGCAATCGACGCAGGCTATTCACCTAAAAACGCAGGTCGTGCAGGAATTATGATGAGTGGTAAGAACCATCCTAAAATACAAGAACGAATAGAAGAACTTCAAAGAAAAGGTGCCGACAGGGCTTCGGTCAGTTTGGCTACACACTTAACCGATCTAAAAGATATTCGCGACCAAGCTCTACAAAATGGTTCATATTCTTCGGCAGTTTCTGCTGAGGTTGCAAGAGGTAAAGCAGCAGGGTTGTATGTAAATAAGTCGGAATTAGTCATTAATCAAGTCGAACAGATGAGTAAACAAGAGGTTATTGAACGACTGAACCAAATTTACGAAATGAGCGGTGGAGCGTTGCCAGACAGTAAAATTATTGATATTCAATTAAAAAATGGCTCAAAAACTAACTAACCTCCCCGAAGAAACTCTAAAAGAGTATTTCGAGCTGAGCCAACGCTACCATGAGATTTCTGAAGTCGAAGGTGCTCAAAATGAATTTTTATCGTTTGTTAAGAGCCAGTGGCCAAGCTTCATCGAAGGTCACCATCATAAAATAGTCGCAGAAGCCTTTGACGATATAGCCACAGGCAAATTAAAGCGATTAATTATCAATATGCCTCCGAGACATACAAAAAGTGAGTTTGCGAGCTTTTTACTCCCAGCGTACCTAATAGGGCGCAATCCTGCACTTAAAATCATACAAGCAACTCACACCTCTGACCTTGCAGTTCGTTTTGGTCGTAAAGTAAGGGATTTAATTCAGTCTGAAGTGTATAAACGTATTTTTCCCAACACAATGCTAAACCCAGACTCAAAAGCAGCAGGAAAGTGGGAAACGATGAAAGAGAACGAACCGACAGTGCGAGGGGAGTATTATGCGGTGGGTACAGGAGGTGCGATCGCTGGACGTGGTGCCGATCTGTTTATTATTGATGATCCACACTCAGAGCAAGACGCTATGTCAAAAACTGCTCTGGATGAAGCGTATGAGTGGTACACCTCTGGACCAAGGCAAAGGCTACAGCCTGGAGGAGCTATAGTAGTGGTTATGACTCGTTGGTCAGTTAAAGACTTAACAGGTAGATTAGTCAAAGACATGTCTAAAGGTTCTAAAAACGATCAATGGAAAGTAATTGAGCTACCAGCCATACTACCTAGTGGAGAAGCAGTTTGGCCAGAATATTGGAAAATAGAAGAACTCGAGTCAATTAAAGCAGCACTGGGTAATGGACCGAAATGGTTTGCTCAATATATGCAAACACCGACTTCTGAAGAAGGTGCGTTAATTAAACGAGATTGGTGGAAAACTTGGGCAGAGAAAAAGCCACCTGAGTGTGAGTACATCATACAAAGCTACGACACGGCATTTTTAAAGTCAGAAACTGCAGACTATTCGGCAATCACGACTTGGGGTGTTTTTTACCCTCACGGAAGGATCGGAGAGCATCTTTATTCGGGAGAAGTAGCGCATTTAATTCTTTTAGATTCCGTGAAAGATCGTCTAGAGTTCCCTGATTTAAAACGCAAAGCATTAGAACTTTACGAGCATTGGGACCCAGACACCGTTATTATTGAGGCTAAAGGAAGTGGAACACCTTTGACACAAGAACTTAGGCGGATTGGTGTTCCTGTGCAGAACTTTACACCGAGCAAAGGATCAGATAAGGTTGCTCGAGTAAATGCATGTACACCTCTTTTTGAGTCAGGTATGGTTTGGAAACCTGATCTCGCTTGGGCGACGGAAGTTGTAGAAGAGTGTGCTTCTTTTCCAAACGGAGACCATGATGACTTAGTTGACTCCATGACTCAAGCAGTTTTACGATTTCGCCAAGGTGGCTTTGTCCAGTTGGCTTCCGACTACGAGGAAACATTTGATGGGTATAGACATAAACGAATGGTTTATTACTAGGAGTTCATTAAATGAAAAAATTAACTGTAGGTATGGCTACCTATGATGATTTTGACGGAGTTTACTTTACAATACAGGCTATAAAACTGTATCACCCAGAAACAATAAACGACATAGAGTTTCTTGTAATCGATAATAACCCTTCAGAAGTAAGTGGTCAAGCAGTTAAGGCATATCTCGATAAATCTGTCCCTAACGGTCGATACATACCCTTCACTAAATATAAAAGCAATTTCGTTAAAGATCTAGTGTTTACTGAAGCGCAAACAGAGTATGTTTTATGTTTAGACTGCCATGTTCTTTTACCTCCAGGAGTTTTACAGAAACTTCTTGATTACTATTCTTTATTTCCAAACACCAAAGATTTACTTCAAGGACCATTAATGCACGACGACGGGATAAACTACTCCACACATTTTGATCCGAGATGGAGCAATAACATGTTTGGTCAATGGGGCTTTGCAAAAGAATTGTTTGAAACAGGAGCTCCTTTTGAAATCCCTATGCAGGGTGGTGGTTTGTTTTCTTGTAAAAAAGAACATTGGGTTGGCTTCAACCCTAAATTTAGGGGATTCGGTGGAGAAGAGTGGTATCTTCAAGAGAAATTTAGAATAAATGGCGGTCGAGCACTGTGTTTGCCTTTTTTACAATGGACACATAGGTTTGGTCGACCTTTGGGACCAAAATTTCCTTTAAACATGTACGATAGAATTAGAAATTATTATGTTGGTTGGATGGAACTTTACGGGGATAAAAACCATCAAGTAATTCAAGAAATGTTAAAATACTTTAAAGAAGAGGGTCATGAAGAAACTATTGAACGAGTATTTTCTGATCTAAGCGATGGAAAATAAATATTTACTATTATTTTAATTAAATATAGAGTGATGCGTTATGGCAATTGACAAACAGGTTCAACCGCAACCGTTACCAACGGAAATTCCCACAGATGGACCAATAGAGATAGAACTAGAACTTCCAATGCAAGAAGGCGAAGAGTTCGCCGATGTTTTAGAAATGCCTCAAGGTGAAAATTTTAGTGAAAATTTAGCAGATGCTTTAGACCAAGATGTTTTAGGAATGCTTTCTACCGAACTTGTTCGTCTTTATGAAGAAGACAAAGAGTCTAGAAAGGATTGGTACGATGCTTTTAGTAAGGGACTAGATTTATTAGGAATTAAAAGTCAAGAACGAACGCAACCTTTTCAAGGAGCAAGTGGTGTTGACCACCCTATACTTGCAGAAGCAGTAACTCAATTTCAAGCTCAAGCCTATAAAGAACTTCTACCTCCAGGTGGACCAGTACAAGTGCAAGTTGTTGGTGATCAAAACCCTGAGATCTCTACACAGTCGACTCGCGTTAAAGAATTCATGAACTATCAGATCAGCCACGTTATGGAAGAATACGATCCAGAGATGGATTCAATGCTTTTTTACCTACCGCTTTCTGGCAGTGCGTTTAAAAAGATTTATTTCGATATGATGTTAGACCGTGCGGTCAGTGAGTTTGTTAAAGCAGAAGACTTAGTTGTTAGTTACTCTACGACTGATTTATCTACTTCACCGCGTGTCACACACGTGATGAACATGACTAAAAACGATTTGCTTAAAATGCAATTAAACGGCACATACAGCGATGTTGATTTAATGCAGAATCCTGGATCAGTGGTTCCGAACGAAGTTCAAGAAAAAATTGAAGAACTTGAAGGGCTAACTGGAACGTACACAGAAAATAACGAACTCTACACGATACTAGAAATGCATGTTGATTTAAGACTAACGGAAATAGAAGACCATGGTTTCGCTTGTCCGTATATTGTAACAGTTTGTGAAGACATGAATCAAATATTGGCTATCCGACGTAACTGGGAGGAGGGCGATACTCTTTATAAAAAAGTAGATTACTTCGTTCAGTATAAGTTCCTGCCAGGATTAGGGTTCTACGGTTTCGGACTTATCCACATGATCGGTGGTCTAACTAAATCAGTAACAGCAATATTAAGGCAACTTATCGATGCTGGTACTTTAGCTAATCTCCCTGCAGGGTTTAAGGCTCGTGGGATGCGAATACAAGGCGAAGACGAGCCACTGCAACCTGGAGAATTTAGAGACGTTGATGTAGCAGGCGCTACAATTAAAGATTCGTTATTACCCCTACCCTATAAAGAACCATCAGCGGTGTTGTCTCAATTGTTGGGTCTTTTGGTTGATTCGGGCAGAAGGTTTGCTTCTATTGCAGATATGCAGATCGGAGATGTCGGAAGCCAACAGATGCCAGTCGGTACGACAATAGCAATGTTAGAGCGTGGAACTAAGGTCATGTCGGCTATACATAAACGCTTACATTTTGCACAGAAAAAAGAATTTAAGTTACTTGCTAAGGTTTATTCTAAATACCTACCACCTGAGTACCCATACATGACAGAGGGTGGACAACAGGTCGTCATGGCACAAGATTTTGACGATCGTATAGATGTTTTACCAGTTAGCGATCCAAATATTTTCTCAATGGCTCAAAGGGTGTTGATTGCACAGCAGCAACTACAGATGGCACAAGCTGCACCAGAAATACACAACCTACAAGAAGCATATCGTCGAGTTTACGAAGCACTTGAGATAAAAAACCCACAAACACTATTTAAACAAGAACAACAAGTTCCACCAAGAGACCCAATCAGTGAAGAACAAGCAGCCATGATGGGGCAACCGATTAAAGCATTCGAATGGCAAGACCATGAAGCATATATTGCTGCACACTCTTCTTTTATGCAAAACCCAATGTCGCAGCAAAACCCAATGGTTGGGCAAACACTTAGTGCTAATATACAAGAACATCAATCAATGTTGTATAAACTTCAAATCGAAGAATCGATGGGACAACCACTGCCACCGTTAGACCAGTTACAGCAAATGCCACCTGAGCAATCACAACAAATAATGAATGAAATTGCTCAAGCAGCAACTAAAGCTACAGCAGAAGTAACGGGCAAGGCTCAAGCATTGGCTAAAGCTGAAGAACTACAAAGACTTGACCCAGTTATCGAGCTTCAAAAAGCCGAAATAAAACAGAAAGCAGAAGCCTCTGATCAAAAAACGGAAACTGAAAGACAAAGAATTGAATCTCAAGAAGCTATAGCAGAAATGAAAATTGCAGCAGACAGAGAGAAAAACGTACAGAGCTCTAT